GGATCTAACTATCAACGAGGTTGAGGCTTTGTTGATGGCTAAGTATCCTCTGCTTACTTCCGCTCAGAAGTCTCTGTATATTAACCTGCTTCGGGATATCAAGCCGGTTATCGGTGGCGATGTAGCAGAAGAAGTTATCCGAGCGTCTTTCCGGGAACATATCGGGGAGACCATAGCCCAGTTAGGTATGAACCTAATCGAAGGTAACGAGACCGATCTATCCAAGGTCAAGGAACTGGTAGAGAAGTATGAGGGCGGGTTTATCCCTGATAAAGAACTAGAGGTTCTGTCCAACGAGTTCGAAGATATCCTGGAGTACGCTAACGATAAGCTACCGTGGAAGTTTAACCTCGCCGGGTTGAACAGATTGATCCCTGGTATCGGACCGGGTAACTTCGGTATCCTGTTCGCTCTAGTAGAGTCAGGTAAGTCCGCATTCAATATCTCTATATGCTTTGGTCCTGATGGATTTGCTGAACAGGGTGCCCGAGTATTGTATGTAGCTAATGAAGAACCTGCTGAGGCTACTCGGTTCCGGGCAGTCATGTCCAACACGGGGTTCTCTGAGGATCGTTTGCTACAGAATAAACATGCCGCCAGGGATATGTGGAGAAGGGTCAAGGATAACGTATTGTTCCATGAGACAACCGAGATCCGTCAGCTAGAGGCTTTGGTCAAGAAGTACAAGCCTGATATCGTTGTGGTAGATCAGATGGATAAACTTAATATCAATGGATCATTCGCTCGGGATGATCTTAAACTGTCAGAGATCTATCGTCGTGGTCGGGAGATCGCTAAGAAGAATCAGTGCTCTGTCATTGCTGTAACCCAGGCTGATGCCAGTGCTGATGGTCGGACCAGTCTCAGGTTCACACAGATGTCCGGTAGCAAGATCGGTAAACCTGCCGAGGCTGATTATGTTCTTGGTCTCGGTAAGGAATCAACCGAGAATGGATCTGATAACTTCCTACGATACTTAACTGTATCCAAGAACAAGATCGGAGGTAAGCATGGTCGGTGTATCATCACGATCCAGCCAGAAGTATCTCGGTATCGGGATTAAGATTTCTCTTGACTTTTCAGAAACCGTATGGTACTACGTACTTCGTTATGTACGAAGCCGCAAAGCGTAGTACGGAACGTGGTTTGTTGTGACAGGTGTATCTATCTATTTTGTAATCTATAGAAGGGTTAGGTAAGGTATGGCTAAGGGTAAGAGATCATCAGGTAAGCATTATACTTCTAAAGGTCAGAGACCTAACACTAACAGGAACCTGCTAAAGTCTGTGCGTAAAGATGTCAGCCCATTAACAAGGGCTATCTATAAACTAGAAGCACAAGGTAAGGTCAAGAAAGGGCCTAGCCAATCCGGTCCCTAATATGGATACCCATAAGGAATATCGTGAAGAATCATATACTTAATAGAATGCGTGATGCAGCCTATGCCGTTGCCTTATCAGGCCAGGGTGTCGGACCACGATATGCCTTCCGACATGGTGCTGTATTGTTTGACCGGTCAGGTAAGATCTTATCAGCTAAGTCTAACAGTCTTAAGACCCATCCTAAGCTGGCTAAGTTCACTGACTATCCGTATCTCCATGCTGAGTCTGCGTGTATCATCGGTCACGGTATGGATAACTGTGATGGCCTTAGTCTCCTAGTTCTAAGGGTGTTGAAGAATGATCAGGTCAGCCTATCTAAGCCTTGTGTTATCTGTCAGAGAGTGATAGAAGATGCAGGACTAAAGAGTGTGTATTATACCGATGTCAATGGAATGGTTAAGAGGTTGTGATGTACGATCTAGTTGTTGACTTGGAGGTAGACGTACACGGAGACAGGTCAGATCCAACACCATACAACAACCAGAATATTCTATCCGGTATCGGTTATCTCCGTATCGGGCTGGACACTGACCCTATCTGTGTATTCCCTGACAACCTTGATGGCATAGATACATTCCGTTCTATCCTTAAAGATGCTCGGTGTGTTATCGCACACAATGCCAAGTTTGATATGTCCTGGTTGCGTGAGACCGGCTTTGATACAGATGCTAAGTTGATCGATACTATGATCAACCAGTATGTGCTTAATAGAGGTCAGCGTGGCCCTCTTTCCCTATCAGCACTAGCAGAAATATACGGTGTTACAAGGAAGCTGGACTCCCTTAGCCAAGCACTAGATGCTGGTCAGAATTACTCAGATCTAGATAAGGAAACTCAGGTAGCGTATCTGTCTGCTGACGTACTTGCCACCGCTGAGATCTATCAGAAGCAGACTAAGATACTTCAGGACGAGGACAGCAAATCTCTTGTCCCTATTAGGGATCTGATGTGTGAGTTCTGTTCTGTCTTGACTGATATCGAGCGGTCTGGTATGGCTGTTGACCTTGACGCATTGAACAAGGTGGATCAGGACTATCAGAAAGAGCAGGAAGAACTAACTCAGTTTCTGACCAAGTACACCAGCCATCTCATGGGTGATACTCCGGTTAACCTCGGTTCACCAGAACAGATGTCCGAGGTTATCTATTCGTGTAAGCTGACGAACAAGGCGCTCTGGAAAGATATTATGAATATCGGTACGGATGCACGAGGTAAGCCTAAGCGTCGCCCACACATGTCCCTGGTGGAGTTTAAGGATGCACTAAAGCGGTGCTTCAAACGATCCTATAAGACCAAGGCTATCCAATGTCCTTCTTGCCAGGGCCGTGGGTCATTCTATAAAACCAAGAAAAGCGGAGAACGGTTTAAGAATCCTACTAAGTGCTCGGGTTGTGAGGGGTCAGGCTTTATCTATACAGATACCAAGCAACGTGCTGGGTTGAATGTGTCACCCTCGGTTACACTAGCAGCGTCAGGTGGATTCAAGACTGACAAGATCACTCTGTCTTCTCTATTGAACAAGACAGATAATCCAGAAGCTAAGAAGTTCCTTGAGTCTATCATCCGACTGTCAGCGATTGATACGTATCGCTCGTCTTTTATTGAAGGTATCAGGAAAGGAATAAAGAGTGACGGTCTTCTTCACGCTAACTTTAATCAGTGTATTACTGCTACTGGCCGCTTAAGTAGTAGCAATCCCAACCTACAGAACTTCCCTAAAGGTAAACTGTTCCCTGTTCGTAAGGCATTCGTTAGCCGGTTCGATGGCGGTCAGCTTATCGAGATTGATTACTCTCAGCTAGAGTTCCGGGTGGCTGGTATTCTTGCCAGAGACCCTAAGATCAAACAGGAAGTCGAGTTAGGGTTTGACGTACATGCTTATACGGCCCAGGTCTTGACTGATAACGGCGAGCCTACAGAACGTGGGCCAGCTAAAGCCTCTACATTCCGTCCGCTGTACGGTGGTACGACAGGTACGCCAGCACAGATGTCTTACTTCCGGGAGTTCTTCGACAAGTATCAAGGAGTGTTTCAATGGCATATTGAACTACAGGATCAGGCTATTCGTACTGAACGGGTTGTTACAGCAACAGGTAGACAGTTTGAGTTCCCCGGCGTACACCGCACCCGGCATGGTACAGCTAGTGCCAAGACTCAGATCGTTAATTATCCGGTTCAGTCTGTAGCTACAGCGGAGATAGTCCCGCTCGGGGTGATCATCCTGCATAAAACCCTAATACGGATGCAGCTTAAAAGCCTAGTGATCAACACGGTCCATGATAGTGTGCTGGTTGATACTCACCCCGACGAAATCGATATCATTAAGCAGGTTGGACCTCGGTGTCTGCTTGATGCACAACAGGAAGCGACTGATAGATTCGGTATAGATCCCTTCATACCCCTGGCGGTCGAGATGTCTAAAGGAAAAAACTGGATGGAGCAAGAAGATTTCTCTTGACTTTTAGAAACTATAGGGTTATATATACCCTCATTAGCAACGCGAGGATAATATGTACGACATGATGCACGATGAAGACGAAGATTGTATCAACCTGTCAATCAATTTAAGTTCAGGTAATACTACTTACCGGACGGTAAACATTTCCTCTAGCCACCCTTACGATGAAACTTGGCCTGTTCTAGTCGAACAGTTTATCAAGGCACTCAATGCCTATGGGTTTATTATTAAAGGGACTAACGAGTTAGTTATCGATACTTACGGAAGTGTATCCCGCCTCAAAATTAGTGAAGGACATACTTATGAATAATCTAGCTATCATTGCTGACTCCGGTGACTTCACCCAGCTTTACACCGCCACTAACCCGGTTGGTCCTAGCATCGCCCGTCTTCGGATTAACCGAGATTCCTCTATCGAGGGGTCTGACGGTAGTCTACTGACTGTACCCGCGCCGTCTCTTGCTCTCCGAAACACAGACGATTCAGAGATCTATTCTAACGACTGCTATATCCGGGTCTATTTCGACACTATGCAGACCGCAGTGTTCGATTCTGACAAGGAGGAATACACTAACATGTCCTCACATTTCCGTGATTTTAGTAAGCCAGCCCTGGATTGGCACGGCGGAGATAAATGTGGCTGGGTTCCTTCTAGGGTGCGTGAGAAGCTGAAGGTAGAAGACCCGACTGCTTACGCCGCCGCCAGTAAGGTCAAGCTGTACCGACATGTATACGGTATAGTTCGTATGGTTGGCGCTGTCAATCCAGAGACCGGCGATACTAAGGACGTAGAGAACGTACCGTTCCGGCTGCGTCTTGGTCCGTCTAACTTCATGGAAGTTGGTAGTGTGATCGGCGGTATGCTTAAGCAAGGCGTTAACCCTGGTTCTGTTGAGCTTAAGGTTGACTACGAACTTAAGAAGCGTGGTTCTAACAAGTGGTTTAACCTTAAGTACAAGCCGATCATGACCAACATGATTGAACTTGACAGTGACTACGGTATGTTGCTTACCGACTTCGCTGAACTGGTTAAGTATGAGAACAACCAGATCCTAGAGAAGATGCGAGAGAATGCTAGTGAGGTTGTTGACGAGTTCGATGACGTTCTAGAGGCATAACCGATGCTTAGAACTAAGCATCCTTTGCAGGAAAAGATCGACGGGTTCCTTAGCGGGAACCCTGAGATCCCCCGAGAAGTACTGGCTCAGACCGCTCAACAGTTTGCGGAGAAACTAGAAAGGTTTAACGAGACCCGTGGACCTAGGAAAGGTCTTCCATCTCTATCACAAATCGGTAAGCCGTTCTGTCAGTTACATGCTGAGAAGATCGGTATGGCTAGGACACCTGAGTTACCCAGCTTTAAGATCAAGATGACTTACGGTGATATGACTGAGGTTATCGCTGTTGCTCTCCTTAAGTCTGCTGGTGTCGATATTGTAGCCTTGAATCAGAAGACACGACTTGAGACACCTTCAGGGGATCTTAACGGAGAGTTCGATCTGATGATTGATATCGATGGCGAACTATCTATGTGGGATATCAAGAGTGCTTCTAAGTTTGCTTTCGAGCGCAAGTTTTCTTCCTACAAATATCTAAAGGAAGGAGATTCATTTGGTTACGTAGATCAGTTATGGGGTTACACCCTAGCGGAACGTGTCAAGTATCCTGATCTAAAGATCGGTGGTTGGATCGTGATCAGCAAAGAGACCGGCGAGATGCTGGTATGTCCTGCTGATCCAGACGATGAAGATGAATACCGAAGGAAGATCAAGGACACCCTGTATAGGTTTCTGGAAGCTGATGATACTAACTTTAGGAAAGAGTTCTCTGATGTACCAGAGACTTTCTATAAGAAACCTACAGGCAATAAGAAGTTAGGAGTTACGTGTTCTTATTGCAGTTTTAAGTTCTCGTGCTGGGAAAACTTAGAGTACCGGCCTAAAGCAAAGTCGAAAGCCAGAGATGCCTACGAATACTACACCTTCTATCAAGAAGAAGAAGATATCAGTAGCGTCGGCTAAAGCTAAGGGCCGGAGGCTACAGCAATGGGTCAGAGATTTCTTAAGGTCAAACCTGCCAGAGGTAGAAGACGATGACATTACCTCAACTCCTGGCGGCGTTAATGGTCCTGATATTGGCCTTAGTCCTCTGGCCCGTCGTGCATTCCCTTGGACCGTTGAGTGTAAAGCACGAGCAAGAGTTGGGTTGTACGATGCCTTAGAGCAGGCAGAGTCTAACCTTATTGACAACACCCGACCAGTAGCTATATATAAGCAAGACCGCAAAGAACCTATAGCAGTCTTATACGCCAAAGATTTTTTGGAGTTAACCGCATGTCAGAAGAAGCCAACGAAGAAATGAGTTTCCCTATTAAGGTTCCTAACAATACGTTTGGGATCTTTGTGTCTTGTGAGCCTGGGTCACAGAACATCGTGATTCAATCCCATGAGTTCGTAGATGGTTCGATCAGCGGTACAAAAGAATACGATGCTATGGCTGTTCTGTCCACCCAGATCATTGATGCTATCAGTCATATTATTGATTCATTCGTTGAGGAAGTAGACGAAGACTTTACTCAATCCGAGTTTACTGACGGTGATCAGTGTGGACTACCATTTCCTAAAATTAATCCGGTGAATTAATATGGATCGCTGTAAGATTATTCTTGAGGCTAATGATCTTATCACGAGTGACAGAGCTAAGGACTACGGAGACGCCCACCAGAATTTCTTAAACATTTCTAAAGGTTGGTCTGTTATCTTCGGTGTTAACGTAGCACCGGAGAAGGTGGCACTGGCTATGGATTGGTTAAAGACTTGTAGACTTATCAACAGCCCTGAACACGTAGATAGCTGGATTGATAAGGTTGGTTACTCCGCTCTAGGCGGTGAAGTTGCTATCAAAGAGGATTAAGCAAATGACTATGATTGACGATATTGCTAAACTAGAAGAAGAAATCGAGCAGCGTAAAGCTAAGATTAAGTCTATCAAGGAAGACAGCCGAAGCGATATGCTCAATACTATCGCAGAAGCACGCGAGGAATACCGTGAGGCAGCAACAAAGCTAAGTGGTCTGATCGCTGAATATCAGAGGATGTACCCGGCTGCTATCCCTCTTACATATCCTGATCTTCTACGGGGCACCAAGTTTCGGCTATGAAGTCTAGGGTACAGATCTTATTAGAGATTGAC